ACGATCAATACGACATTATCTCTAAGTTTAGAAGTCGTGGCGCTTTACCGACAGAAGATGTTGCCAATGTAAAAGCAGCTAAAACAGCGGCTATGAACCAACAAATGACGGTGTTGGAATCAAGCCTTGATAACATTTGGGGTGGATTTAAGTACCTGGACAAAAACAACAAGATGTCAGGCGATGATCTTACTTCTCTAGCAGACAATATTCGTACAGCATTGTATGGAGAATCGAAAAAAGCACAACAAAACGCATTAAACACACTAAAACAAGTAGATAATCAGTTTCTTAAAGATCAAAAGTTTTCTTTTTTTGACACAGCAAATCTGACTCGTAATCAAATCGATGATCTGAGCCGATTGTTAATCCAGGAAGACAACTTAAAATACTTGCCCAAAGGTTTTGCAGATGCTGTCGATGCCAATTTAGGTAAATATGGCTATACCGCTTATCGCGCATTTATTAAAAATGTTGACCATGTGGTTAAAATGAATAGTCCTCAATGGAAAAACGCTAGGAAAGAATTGCTTGACAACGATATTGCCAAAACGCCTGAAAAGGCAGATCAAATGTTAAAAGACTTGTTGGAAAAAAGAAACTTTGATAGCTCCTACATGGTTCCAGATATGGCGCTTGGCGGTGTAAAGGTTGGTTTACTCAAAGGAAAACAATTAGACAGCTTACCAAAAGTTAGAGAGTTTCTTGGAGAGGTGACGGGAAAAACCGGGACAGCAGCCGAGAGGGTTTCTGAAACCATGATGAAGACCAGGGCAACATTAGAGAACCTAGCCAAACAAACTTCTGAGCTTGATTATTTGAGAAATGTTTCGATGATTAACAATCGACTGGCGCAGACAGGAAGCACACAAAGATTTCTTTATGATAGTATTGATGAGATCCCCGATGCTCAAAAAGCAGCTTTTCTTGATGATTACGGCGATGCCGTTAGGATTCCCGATCAGGCAAAGTATGGTGATGTGGCTGGCAAAATCACGACCAAAAGAATCGCGGATGCAATAACCGATGTGCAAACGGGTTTATTAGAAAGATATTCTGGAGGGATTACTAAAACCTGGGCAACTTTTTTAGGCTTCAAGGGCGCTATACAAAAAGCAAAAACTATATATAGCCCTATTACTCAAGTTAGAAATGCGACCAGCGCATCTTTGTTTGCAGTTTTAAACGGCAATCTTGCCAATGGTAAAACGCTAGAAGACTCTATGTTAGTAGTTCTTGAGTCTCTTAAAAGAACACAAGGAAACAACATGGCAAATTATTATGCCAATGCTCAGAAAAAAAATGTGGTCCAATCGGGTGCGAGGATTGGAGAGATAGACAGTTTGTTGGATGATGCTGTAAAAACAATTGGCATGAAAGAAAAAAGCTTTTTAAGTGAAGCGTATAAAAAAGAGAAAAATAATTTTGCCACCAGGCTTTATGTCGGTTCAGATGACCTATGGAAGATAGCCAGTTGGGAAATGGAAAAAGGTCGACTGGCCAGAGCTTTTAACAATGCTGCTAAGAAAAACGTAGCCTTTACAATTACGCCAAACCTTTATAAAGGACTAGCGCCTAAAACCATTCGTGAACTGGAAAGAAAAAAAGGTGTTTGGTCACAGCTTGATAATAAACTAAAAAACGAAATCATCGAAGATATTGGTGCTGATGTGGTACGAAACACGGTGCCCAACTATTCAAAAGTACCGCCGATTATTTCAATGTTAAGAAGAACTCCGTTTGGTAACTTTATTGCGTTCCCGGCTGAAACAATTAGAACATCATTAATGTCTACATCGAGAGCTATCGATGAGCTTGCGAGTGGTGTTCCCGAATTGGCTGATATTGGCATGCGTCGACTAATGGGCAACATGGCAGTCATGTACGGTATTCCTAAAGCGACCTACGAGTTTGGTAAATACATGACGGGCGCTGATGACGAGCAAGTCCAGGCCTATAAGAGAAGTTTTGCGGCGCCTTGGGAAAAGAATGCTGATCTTATACCGATTAGAACCGACAAAGACGGCAATATCGTGGAGTTTTATAACTATTCCTATACCAACCCCTACGAATACCTAAGAGCGCCTTTAAACGCTGTTTTTAATGCGGTGCAAAATGGCGAGACGAGAGGTGATAAACTGCATGAAATATTAATGCAGGGGATTAAAGGCACATCTGATAACCCCGGAATGTTGTGGGAGTTTTTAGAACCTTTCATTGGGCCTTCAATTGCAACAAATATTGCCTCTGATCTTTCTAGCAATGTAACTTATAGTTCGGGATCAGCTCGACCAATATGGAGCTCAACAGACAGTGCTGGATTAGCTTGGCAAAAAGGAATAGCTCATGTTGTTAACACCGCTTTCCCACCGTTTATCCCGGCTCAATGGAAGCCAGGTGAAACGGGTGACTGGGGACCTTTGTTTTTAAAGGATTTGCCTAGAGCAACAGTGGCGTCTTTGGGTTTTTCTGAAAAAGACCTCAACAAAAAAGGCGTACGACCAAACATATACAATCAACTTGCCGAATCTTTTACAGGCCTAAAAACAATAAAACCAACTGTTGAAAGAACATTAAGGTTTAGAGCCTTTGATGCAAAGAATCAAATGAGAGAAGCAGTGTCTTATTACACAGCAGCGACCAACAACCCGAATATTCTTAATCCAGAAGAACACGTTAAAGCGCTGATGAGAACCAACGAAGCCAGGTTCAAGGCCATTAAAGATTTATCTATGGCGGTTGAAGATGCCAAAGCATTGGGTGCAGACGAGAATGAAGTTTATGAAGTGTTGAAAGGAACTAAGATTTCCAACCCTGAAGCAATCATGAACCAAACCTTTATTCCTTATTATCCGTCCGCTTATCAAATTGAAAAAGTATTGGCGAAAGGCGGAGAGTTTCCAGAACAAGAATTGAGACAATCTTTTATTGAAGAAATAAGACCAACATTACCAGAGCTTCCAACAGTGGGTTTCGATAAACAGCCTTTCGTGCCTCCTCGTGATCCACGTCGTTTAACCACAAGACAAAAAGCAGCGCAAGATCCAAAAGGTTCTGCGGCAGTCTTGTTGAGACAAAAAGAAATCGAAAAACTATTGGGCATTGAGTAGTGCGACGACGTAGAGGGAGAAGTAAGTACGGCGCAATCCGTGTTGAATACGATGGCCATAAATTTGACAGCAAACTCGAAGCCGCCAGATACAAACAGCTAAAACTCATGGAAGCCGCCGGGGAGCTCAAAGACCTGGAGCTACAGCCCAGGTTTCCTTGTGAAGTCAATGGCAAGAAGATATGCACCTACATCGCAGACTTTCGTTACACGTTAAAGAACGGCAAGGAAGTGGTGGAAGATGTGAAAGGTGTGGAGACGGCCGTGTTTAAGCTAAAGAAGAAACTGGTCGAAGCGCTGTACCCAGACGTTAAAATTCAGATCGTGAAGAACCCTCGTTTTTTTGTGGTGGCTGATTAGTCTCTTCTCTGGAAATCAACATGTCGAGATAAAACCGCGCCTTCTTATAATCCTCAAGCGCTGCTTTGTTCTTATGCGGGGCACGCCACATGTATTTAAAGATTTGTCCCTTGAGGTAGCCGACGAACTCGGATCCGCTCAGAGCTGACGCAATGGCATCGAGCGCCTCAATGGTCCCTTTCGTGTAATGAGCCGGGTGATTGACGGGGTCGTTCTTGTCAGTCATGGCAGAAACAACTCCTGGTATCATCTTCAAACAATGAAGTTTGGAGTGAGTCGAACTTAGCCAACTCAACCAAGTCGGTATAACTGCGTGATTTGTTGAAGGTTGCGGTGCTGACCTTCTTGTTTTCGTATTCTGTACCTTTGTTTAGCTTTTCTATTTTTTGTTCTTGCTCGATCCACCAATCAGCAAGCTCTGGTTTTTCTTTAATGAGCTTAATTAGCGTTCTAGTGCCTTTTAGAAAACACAAATCACAATTACCCGCCAGAGTTTTGCCGCTATGGTTTGGTAGTTTTAAGTCAAATTCGTTGTTTTCCCAGAATCGAGCAACATCCTCAACCATTACTTTATTGTCATAAAGCGGCACTAGAGATGTCCACTTGTTCTTCCCTGAATCGTTTTGTTTTCTTTGTTTGGCAACCCTTTTTGGTTCGTCGTATCTAAGCCCAATCACATTAGCCCATTCTTTATAGCCTTTAGCCCGCATAAATCGATTCATCACTTCAATTTTCATCTTAATCGTGCACAGTCTAGCTACCACATTGGGCAGCATTTTCTTTCTCTTTATCAATGCCTCAAACGGCTCTCCGTTTCTACTGGCTGTTTCATAAGTAACTTCTTTGGTGCGATAAATGGGTCGCTCTTCAAACACTTCTAACTCTAACCAACGAACCCTAACACCCCATCGGGTTGCACACTCGTGAATAAAGTCTAGTGTCTCTGGCATTTCCTTGCCGGTGTTCGCAAAAGTGACATGCACATCATCGGGGAGTGTCCAGTCATAAGACTCTAATATTTTATAGAGCATATAGCCTGATGTTCGGCCACCGCTAAAACTAATTAAAGTCGGGCAATCAAATTTTTCAGGTAAAAATATTTGTTCTTCGTTATGTTCAGACATTTTCTGTCAGCTCCTCTAATCTTGTGTCCACTCCAAACTCTTCCCTAAATCTTAACAGCTTTTTAATCAAGTCGGGATCATAGTTTACTTTTGATAGCTCTCGCATCTCGGCGCTGGTAAAACTGTTCATAGCAGCTTCAGACTTGGGCGCATTGGTAATGGACTTATTGCCTTTCATGTAAGTGACATCGTTCTCACCTTCGCTTTCAACGGGAAGGTTAACCAGGGCGGTCAACCAAATATGGTCATCGCAATGGTTTCGTTGTGCTTCCTCGTCCAACATTGTTTTCTTTTTATTACATCGCCAACCGCCGTCACCTTCCATGACTGGCTCACTGAACTTGCAGTTTCTACAGTTCACATCATCGGGTAGACGTTCCAGGTTGTATATGGCCTGTTCTTTTGCCGACATAAACTTCTTAATTCGATAGTCCGTGGGCGAGTAAGGAGACTCCGGGGGTTTGGTTGCCGTGATAATTTTACGGGCTTTATCGACCATCTCTTCCAAAACACCCTCTCTGGCGTCCACAATCTCCGTGTAAAGCGATGAATCGTTTTTGTTATACACAACCACCAAAGCTCGTTTCAAGTTAAATGCGGCCATATAACACTGAATTTGTGTGGCGTAGTTGGAAGACCATTGTTCGTAGCTTTCGCTCTGTTGGAGCTCGTTGAACCGATTGTTGTTGGCCGATTTGACTTCCAGGAGCAGAACCTCTTCCGGGTTTTCGGAATCCACGTTCTTAACAACGCCGTCTGTGGAACCTCCCAAGTGCCCAGCCAAGTAGGAACAGCGATATTGTTTGCCGTCCTTGTCCAGAGCCGATACTTTAATCGAGCTTTTCTTTAGCGCGTCCACCACCTGGTCTTCAATGCGATTGCCCAGATCAAACAAACGCAGTATTCTGCCGTCGTTAATCAGAGGAAACGACCACCTAAACATGAGCCATAACTTCCTGGGGTTATCCCCAATGATGCTCATGCCCATGTGCACACGGTGTTTTTGTTCTTGTTGTTCTGCTTTATCAAACTCTTCTAATATGTTCATCCGTTCCTCTCAAGTGATTGTTTTATCCGTAATTTTGCAATCTCTGGCGCCATAATTTTTATCCAAGAATCTAAACTTGTATCGTGAGGCTTGGTGTCTTTTATAAGCAAGCAGTCTTTGCGGTCAAGCTTATACGGAGGAATGTCAGTTACAAATATCATAATGTTATTCTCCTTTCTCCTGCATAAATTACTTTAATGTTCTCGTACTTGCCTTCCTTCTTGGTGAGGATGCCGTCGATATGATTAAAGGCACCCTTGTTATTAATCAGCTCAACCGCCTCGCTAACGGTCTTGGGTGGAAACAAATCCATGGTGATGCGCTTCCATCTGGATTTAGCAAACTGGTCGGCTTTGGGGTGTCCAAACATGAGGGGCAAGTGATACTGGTTAAACAGATCCTCACACTCAAACACCACCTTGCAATAAAAGTTGCCGCCCTTTGAGGTCATGGGGTGGGCGGACACTCGGCTCACGTTAAAAATGTTTTCCTTTCGGTCCTTCTTCTCGTCCGACAACACATAGCCTTCACCAGCTGATCCGATCTTGGCTAGGCCAGGCGGTTTTCTCTCCGGCTGAAAGTGAAAGGCTTGTGGTTTGGGAAAGGCATCTCCGCATTCCCGGCATTCTTTAAACGATCTGGGGTTCACTGCAAAACAGCTGTCGCATATCTTAACCTTGGCGTGAGCGCTCTCGTCTTCGGGTATGGCTTCATCCAAACAACCGTGGCGTTGCATGTTCTCGCCATAATCCAACATTAAACAATTGTCTTTGCCCGGATACTGTCGCATACCACGACCGCACATTTGAACATAGAGTCCAAGACTTTGTGTCGGTCTTAACATCGCCAAGCAATCGGTTCGGGGCGCATCCCAGCCTTCGGTCAACACGCCTACATTACATAGGGCGTTGATATTGCCTATCTCGAAGTCGTGCAGGATGCGCTCCCTTTCTTTTGTAGGTGTCGTGCCGGTGACAACATCTGCTTTTATGCCTTGATCTTTGAGAAACAGACACATCTTCTCCGCATGGAGGACAGACACACAAAAGAATACGGTTGCGGTTCGGCCTTTTAAATAGGCCTTATCCATCCAATCGTTGAATATCTCCAACATAAGAGGCTCGTCAATGGCCAGTTTTTCCAACTCGCCCTCACGATAATCGCCCCCTTTAAACTTTAAACGCACACCACTGGCGTCAATAACCGCTTTATTGCCAACGGCAAATGCCGATAAGCGAGAGAGATAGCCGTCTTGAACTAACTGCGGTATGGATACTTGATAGGCTACCTCTCTAAAAAAATGATCTAATTTGTCGCCGTATATATAACCTTGTCCCATACGATAAGGCGTCGCGGTCACTCCCATTATTCTACATGGTTTTTTTTCCTTCATGGCGGTTAATATTTTTCGATAGCGCGTGTTAGGGCCAGGCGCTATATGATGCGCCTCGTCAATAATAATATAGTCAACCCCAGGGATCGCACCCAGACGCTTTTCAGACGCTAGGGTATCTCTGGATGCGACCAATATCGGGGCGTCGGTGTCATAGCTTTTTAATGAGGCGGCTAGAACACCGACAGGTGCGTTAGGCCACACCTTTAATAACTTGTCTTTGGCCTGTGAAACCAACTCTTGTCGATGCGCCAGGATTAAGAACCGCTTGTTGTTAGAACTGAGCTCTTTAATCAGATGTGAAAACACAATGGTTTTCCCGGCAGCAGTGGGTAAAACGAGGAGTGGGTTGTGGTCAATGGGTTTGGCTTGGAAGTAATCCAACAGTGATACAAGCGCCTCTTCTTGGTAGTATCTTAATTGCATTAGTGCACCGTTTCTTCGTCGTCCGGGCTTTCTTTCTCAATGTTGAGAGCCTCGGCAATTTTGCCCATTGATATGTTTAATAAATTATAAGCGCTTTGTGGATTCGGTGCAGTAGATAATATGACATCAGGATGTATGAACACCAGGACTCTGGCAATATTCTCTTCCGAAATACCGCGCTCCTTCCACTCTTCAATTAAATTATAAAGATCATTAATCATGGCTTCCCCGGCTTTGATGCCGTCTTTAACCGCCTGGCTTAACTCATCGTCGTCTTTCATGAATTTCTTTCAACAATTACTTCAGCTGTTTCTTTTGCTGTTTGTTCGGTTAGCGTATTGGCAATTAACATCATGGCCAATTGTTTTATTTGGTATTCATCCAGATCAGAAGCCATAACGTCTTCAAACACTGTAAATACATCGTATGTTCCTTTGGTTTCTTCCATTTTTTTCCCTACCTATTGTCTATAAAGCGTTAATTGAAAAGGCTTTTTGGTAAACGAGAAGCCTTCTAACTCGTGATCGGAGGTGATCTATTACTCGTCCCAATTGCCGATGGCATTACCCGTGGCAGTTGGTAGTTCCTGTGGCGTTGATTCAGCCACTGGTTCTTTTGTTGCTGGCGTCGCCTCAGTCATTCTAGGTCTAAGAAAAGAAACAATCTTATTGGAATCTCCATACTGATCATTTTTCTCAATACCAATCTTAGCCATGAAATTTTCAAACATTAGGTCGCCTATAGCATCTCTGTTAAGAGGCTGTGTGGGATCACCACCTACCGCAACCACCCATTGCTTTAAACGACTGATACCAACCGTGCTCGCACCAGAGATGGTGAAGTTCTCCCAAATCACTCGGTTTGCATAGTTTTCACCTTGCACCCGGTATGTGACTTTGAGATATTTGTTTCCAGCTTTTGAAATTTTTTGCTCCCAATCCTCGGCCATTAGTTCATAAGTGCCTTCAGGTATGGGTTCAAAACTTCCGCCAGTATCCTCGACCTCAGTAAGGTCTATATGAAAATCTTCAGACATTTTGTCCTCCTTTATTAATGGTTTCATTCGGATTAACCGTTGTTTTACAGGCTTCCGTAAAGGCTGCCCAATTAAAATCTATTCGTTCGGGGAGCTGTAGCCTGGATTTAGCATCAAAGGCGGCGGTTCTCTTCGTGAATAAATATCGTTTATCGCTAAAGGTTTTACCCCTCGCCTTCTCGTTAAAGCCTTGTCCAGACTTCACCGTGGTAAAGCGATGATTAGCGAAAAAATTAAAGTCGACCCAGGCACGAATCAAGCTCGATACTTTTTTGTGGGTATTGAGTTCGTATCGATCGTATGGCTCGTGCTCTGGATCAGAAAATGTGCGGATTTGCACATGTGATAGTAGTATGACGTTCATTTTTTTGGCAACAGAAAGTGCTTCGAGGTTGCTCAGTATTCTCGCGAACAGCTCATAGCTCTCGGTGAACCCCTTGCCAAACCCCAATGCCTCGATGGTCTTTATGTTGTGACTTTCCTTAACTTGTTCCTGGCACAATCTCTCGGCAGCATCCGTGGTATCTAGAACAACGGTTTTGTAATCGTGTTCTTCACTGCCTAGGGTTTTGATTTGTTCCATGACATCGTTGTAGGTGTCGCACACCGGGAAGTGGGGAACGTCGATAAATCTTAGGCCGTCTTCCGCACAGATAAAAATAGGGCGCGGTGTGCCTGCACCAAAGGTGCTTTTACCAATGCCGTCGGTGCCTGTTATGTTCATTCTCACTTGCGTGTACTCGGTTTGATTACTAATCTTATCCATTAGACTCATTTGATCCCTCCTTTTCCACAATTCGTGGAGACTTAGATATTTTAGTGATTGCGCCTTTTTGTAAAAGTTCCGCGTGTTGCGGATAATCAACGCAATAATCTTTAAATGCGGTAAGCCCTAGAGTTTCTTTGCTTTGAAATGGCCAAGCGTTTGCCGGGATTTTGCCTTTAATGCTGGCAAGATATTCCTGGTCCCACTCTACGGTTCTTGTGTATGAGATTCCAAATCCGTTGTTGGTTGATGAACCCCCTTTGTTTGCAAGGGTTTCAACGTCAATACCTAAGTCTGGATGACTTAATATCTCATGTGTAATGGATTTGATTTGTCGATCAACGTCAGCTTTTAGAGCCAACAATTCTTTGCGCTTTGATCTTAGCACGATAATATCTTTCATTTATTTTTCTCCAAAGTTTTGATTCTTCTCCCAAAGAACAAAACTAACTTTTAACTTAACTTCGGCACTAAGAATAATCTCTTGCAATTTATAAGTCAAGGAATTATTATTCTGTTTTTCAATAATAAATTTTATACATATAAGGGAGAGACAAATGGCTAGTATTAGAATTACACTATCCGAATATATACAAGACGTAGGAATCGAATCAATCGCTAAAGATTTAGGAACCTCCGAGTCCACTGTCAAGGCATGGAGATATTATGCCCGTGCACCGAGAGTAAAACAAGCAAAACAGCTCATGTTGCATTCCAGGGGGATGTTGACATGGGATTCTATTTACGGATCACCCGAAGATATAGACACGGATCGAGCTGTTCGTCAAAACGCAGATGTTGCGTAAAGGATCTACTTATGAGCTTGATTCTGAACGCGAATCAGACGTGGGAGGACATCAGTAAGGAAGCCAAAGATGAAATGCTCGACAGTTATTGGGAGCACGGATTCCACTTAATACCTTGCGGATCAAAGGACGAATACATACCGGCTTATTTTCGTAAACGTCACACGTTTGAAACAGAAGAAGAGATAAAGGCACGTTGGGCTAAAGCGCCAAGAGTGAAGTGGGAGGCGTTTCAGCGCACTCAACCCACACGCCAAGAGATGGACGACTGGATTCAAAAGTTCCCCTTGGCTAACTGGGCAGCACTTACCGGGATTAACTTTGTGGTTCTCGATGCCGACTCAGAGGAAGCGGTCGAGTTTATTGAAAGTAAAAAGATTACGGGCACTCCTTTAAAACAAATGACCCCTAGGGGTGGCATGCACTTTTTCTACAGCATCAACCCCAACCTTGAGATTCGTAATTCGGCAGGCCAGAACAAGCTCGATGTCAGAGGCACGGGCGGTTATGTGATGCTGTGTCCGTCGCACGATTACTTTTTTGTCAGCGACAGCGTTACTGCCATTAGTGATATGGACGATTTGCCGTGCCTACAAGCGCAAGACCTACAAAAAATAGGCGAGTTTAATAACGTCGGCAAAGTACAAAGCATTGTTAAAGACAAATTAGACGATGTGGGCACCGACATCGGTACCCGAAACGACAAACTAGCACGCCTCGTGGGTCGATGGGTCAAGGAAGGATGGGGTCAGAGAGACATATTAATTAAAGCCCAGGATTGGAATCAAACCAACATCCCGCCAATGTCGCCCACGGAAGTAACCACGACCACGATGTCGATAGTGAACGGCCATATAAAAAGACACCCGGAAGATGTGGAAATGGGAATGCTTCGATGGGAAACGAGCAAGTGGGAAGTGCACCTGGAGGATGAGCAAAAGGAAATATTAAAACAGGAAGACCCGATTGAGAACATCGCCGAAGAGAAACCCGAACAAGGGCCTTTGGGGTTGTTGCAATGGAAGGACTTCAGTGCCCTGGACATTGAAACACCCACGGAATTTTGGGGCGATAAATTTATTTTTGAACGCGCCAGAGTGCTGATGATTGGTAAACCTAAGATCGGCAAATCCCATTGGTTGGGCGCCTTTGCGACAGCAGCGTGTACGGGCACCGAGTTTATGGGCAAGTCCTTTCCAAGACCGCTAAAGGTCATGTGGCTACAGGCCGAGATCATTGAAGCCTACATCACCGAGCGTGTGAACCTGTACCTAACCCCTTATGAAACCCAGTCGGAATACATCGATGCCTTGGGCGAGAACCTTATTGTCAGTGGTCGCTTGCGGAAAAACCTGCTCAAAGACAGCGACATTGATATGGTCAGTGAAGAAATCGAGTTTCATCAACCCGACATTGTGATGTTGGATCCGTTCATTAACTTCTTTGACGGCGAAGAGAACTCCAATGCGGATATTCATAAACTCCTGGGTCGAGTCGACCGACTGATTGAACTGCACAACGTGTGCTTTATTATTGCGCATCACACGGGCAAGGATCGACAAGATGATCTTAGCTTTATGTCCGCTCGTGGGGGCAGTGTGTTCGCCGGGTGGTTTGATTCAGGCATTAAGTTATTGGGCGATAAGCCGAACGTGACGCTGTTCTACGAGGCAAGGAACGCGAGGGAGCCGGAGAGCCACGCTGCTTATTTCAATTTTGACACGGGCGTTTGGAACATCGTTGACTTTGATGCGGAAAAACAGGTCGATGAGGTAGACGTTGCGCACACGGTGGCAAACTCAATGGACAAGACAAAGTTTTACACACGCGCAGAACTCGAATTACAGGCAAGAAAAGCGCTGAAGGACCGCGGGCTACCCAGTGGGGTGGGCAAGGGCAAAGCGGCTGTGAGTTATGTGCAGAAATATTTGGGTGGTCGCGTGCTCACTCATGCAATTCCGGGCAAGCAAACCTGGCATTGGTTGGTTAGTAACGAAGGGGTAAAGCCTTGGGAAGAAGAATGAAAATGAAAGAACAAATAATACACTGGAGAAAAGAAACCAAGGCTCTCTATCAAAATATAGCAGTATTAAAACAAGCAATAGAAGATTTAAAAGAACTTGGAGACTCTGAAACAACAGCTCACTGGCGCGTGTGCAGAATTATGGATATAAGAAGGGATGCTCTATTAGTGATTTTAGATCAACCCAATAACCCTATTCCTAGAGGACCTTATGCACCAATCCGTAAAAAACTACAGGAATTTGCTTCTGCTTACGAAGAAACGGGGGGTTTTAAATAAAACAAATGAGCCGAGAAGAAAAATGTTTGCGCGTTTAGGAACGGCTCGTTTTGAGCCGGGGGAAATAACTCCCCCGGTTTCATTAAGGGAGAAAAAAAGATGAAACTATTAGGACTAACGGTGTTTTTAGCAGGCATGTTTATGTTTGCCAGTGGCTTGTTGTTTATAGACCTGGCGTCATTGCCGATGAAAAACGATCTCTATGCTCTGGGTGTACTGGGGTTCTTTAACAACATGTTCTCGCTGAACCCGTCGGTGGCTACCGTACAAACGGTACTCAGTGGACTGTTTACGCTGATGGGGTGCTGCATTTGTTTCGCCGGGGTGGTGATGATGCGGTTAAAAAAGGTCGAACTCGACGTGGATCCCGACCTCATACCGAACTACGAGAGAGTCGGTAAGGGTAAGGTGTTCGGTCATTTCATTGCGTTTCCCACCCAGATGGCGCGAATAACCTACAACAAGATGGTGAAGTTGGGTATTGTGAACAAAAGCAGCAAGTTATGGCGAAACTAAAGGTAGTGCCGTTAACTCTGAAACAAGCAAATGACTATGTGTATGATCATCACCGTCACAACAAACCCGTGACAGGCCATCGCTTTTCAATCGGTGCGATCCTAGACGAGGGAGATATTTTGGGGGTTGCCATCGTGGGGCGCCCAGTCGCAAGAGCTTTGGATGACCAGGTCACAGCTGAAATCACTCGATTGTGCGCAGCCGAAGATAGCCCTAAGAATGTGTGTTCGTTTCTCTATGGTCGTTGTTGGCGCATTTGGCAGCAAATGGGTGGTGAGAGAATGATTACCTATACGTTGGAAGTAGAGCCTGGTTCATCACTGAAAGGCGCAGGATGGAAGGTTATGGCTAAGACAAGGAAAAGAAAAAAGGAAAACCTATGGAACACGAGAAAGCCTAAACACAAAGGTTATGTTTCCGAGCGAAAAGAACAAGAGGCGGATGGACAAATAAAGATTAGATGGGAAGTATCGAAAAGTTAAGAACATTGGACTTGTTCAGTGGGATTGGGGGATTTTCACTCGGTCTAGACTCAACGGGCTACTTTGAAACGGTGGCTTTTTGTGAAATTGAGGAATTTCCGTGTAAGGTATTAAATAAACATTGGCCTGATGTGCCGATATATAACGATGTAAGGGAGTTAAGTTATGAAAAATTACAATCAGACGGAATTATTTCAAGACGACGAGGCATTGACGTTATCTGTGGAGGCTACCCGTGTCAGCCGTTTTCCGTTGCCGGACGTCAAAAAGGCGAAGAAGATCCGCGACACCTCTGGCCTGAATATTTTAGACTCGTTAGAGAATTACGTCCGCATTACGTCATTGGAGAGAACGTGGGCGGACATCTTCGACTCGGTTTGGATTCCGTACTCGAAGATTTGGACAGCGAAAACTACACCGTCAGGTGCTTTAGTGTTGAAGCAGCGAGTCTCGGTGCCCCGCACCGACGCGAAAGAATCTTCTGGATCGCTATGGCTGACTCCGTCAGCGACGAACATCGATTCGAGATCGGAGAAAGCTCTGGAGTATCGGAAAGCCTATCGAGAAAGCATCGGCAGGAAAACAGTGCCTCCGGGGAACCTATCGGAACAGGTGCAATACGGCGAACCGATAACGGACATGAAACTGATGTTCCCGACGCCCAGTTCAAGGGATTGGAAGGGCGGTCACGGAACAATCGTGGAGGAGGACGGGAAGTATTATCGGGTATCGAACACGACGGGCACTCGGTACGGCGCCAGGTTAGACGCACAGGTGGAGAAGATGGAGGAACAACAAATGATGTTTCCGACACCGACAGCGAGCGACGTGGAGGGCGGGATCTCTCAGAACGTCGAGCTGAACAATGGGAGCTTCTCAAGACGGAACAAGAAGGGCGAGCGTTGGGGCGTGAAGATGAGAGATGCAGCGAACTACCTGGACAAGAAGGAGAGGGAGCAACAACAGATGTGGCCGACGCCCAGAGTCAGCTCGGCGAACGGTCCGAGTCAGAGGGAAATCAACGAGGGCAATCCGAAACGGCGCCTGGAGACAGAAGTGGCGATACAACAGATGCTACCGACGCCCAGACAGAGGGATTGGAAGGACGGGACCTCGGTACCGCCTTCGAGAATAAAAGATCCGAACCTGGCGACATTGCCTCAGAAAGTCATGATCGAGCAGAAGAGCGAGGAGAAACTACATTTGAATCCTACCTGGGTGGAGGGAATGATGGGGTTTCCGCATGGCTGGACGGATCTTGGGAACGAGGAATCCCCAGAGTAGCGCCGAGTAATAAAATGCGTGTGCCTCGATTAAAAGCCCTGGGTAATGC